ACCTTCAATAAATGAAAAATCTTCTAAGTGAATAGAGTTAATTTTTAAAACTTGATTACCTGGTGTAATTGTTTTTGGCACCCCTGTGCCTTTTCCTAAATCAGTTGTACTTAAAGCCATCTTTTTTCTTTTTTAATTGTTAAACTTACTTTTTTATTTTACATATACTTCATCCCAAGAAACTTTTAATGTTCCATCAGTAGAATCAGCAATTACTATTTCTTTGTTTCTCAAGTGATCGGGTCTTGCACCACATGTTACTTCATCATTTGTTTTAAAACTCAACATAGTTTTAGTACCCTTACGGTACATATAACCAATAGCATCTGCATTAGCACAAACTAAAGACTTTATTTTACCTGTCAAATCTATATTAGCAGCCATAACCATTTCACCTTTATCATCAACTTGTTTGTCTTTGATGTGACCAGATAAGATTACATACTCAGCCAATGTATCCACAAAATCCAATACTTGGAAAAAAGCTTGGCGAATATACAAATAACCTGCACCATTTGGTAAAGTTGTTATATTATCTCCATCATAATTTTTACCCATTGATGTTTGACGGTAAAGTTTTATTGCAAGTGGATGAATCATTTCTTCCAATGCTGTTACAGTATCTATAGTAATATAAGTATAAGGCTTATCAGCTTCTCTAATAGCTTTACCTGTATCCAATAACTCTTGTAAACTAGTAATAGGAATTTTTAATGCTTCAATAAAATCTGCACCATGTTCTAAATCTAAGATTAAATTATTCTCAAGACCAGCATAACAAGTAGTTTTACCTGTTTTTGGTTTTGAATAAATAACCAATCTTTTAGGATTAGCTCTCTGAGCCTTTACCTTTGTAGTTGGAAGTACTATACTCATTACTTACTAATTAAATCATTTAACCATTGCTTGTTACTTACAGGTTTTTTCCACATAATTGCAGCAAAATCTTGAATTGTCATTTCACTCATCAAAGGATCTTTGTGTGTTATAGCAAAACTTTCTTCTGGTGTAGCAGGTCTTGTTGTTAAACCTTGTGTGAAATCTGGAAAATCATTGTTGTTAACTAAAGAATTCTGAAGTCTTGGTAGATCAATATCAAAATCACCAGCCTTTTTCTTGTCTTCAATCTCAGCAAGTCTTTTCTCAAATAAACCATAGCTAAGTGTAGATCCGTCAGGATTAACAGCTACTAATTCTTGTAATGGAACTGTGAATAAAGAATAGTCAGCACCTGTAGAAGATGTACCACTTTTCTTATCATACTCTTCTGAGTAGAAAGGATTATACCTATATCTAAACAATTGTCTGTTTTCATAGAATGGTTTTACATCTACAACTGTACCAGAGTTATCAGTTACATTGTCATAAAACTCAATGTACAAATCTTCACCTTTATTTAATTCAGATTCAAAAAATTGAACTTGTCTACCATACTTACCTTTTTGAAAAAAGGCTGTTTTAATCAAGAATGCAGGATCAGACTCTCCTATCTTCTTAAAAGTTTCTATGTGATTTACATAGAATTCTTTCTCTCTTGTTTTTCTTACTGTTGTTACGCTCATATTGTTGTAATTTTTGGTTTAATTGCTGTTGGTGGTGTTGGTACTTCTACAATCCTCATTGTAGTCCGATCAAGTTTAAAGAAGCTTATTCTAGTAGTACCATTCCTTGATTTAAGGAAATGAAACACTAAGATATCTTCATCCTGAATAATAAATTTCTCAGGACCGTACAACCTAATTTTTCTTACAGAAGGCTTATTAATACCCATAACCACATCAGCATGTTGTAGCAAAGCATCAGACCCGTAAATATCAGAATCTAACACATAATTTCCATAAACACCTTCTTCCTGTCTTTTAGGATCATCTATGTTTCTGTTAAGTTGACTTAATACAATAAATGCTATAGGATATTTCTTTTTCATCATTGTGAGAGCCTCACCTAAGCTTCCTAGCATATCAAATTTGTCTTTCTGTCCTTTACCAACTTTAAATAAAGCTGAGTGATCTATAGCAACTAGCATGTTATTAAAAGTACCATCATCATTTTTGTACTTATCCATTTCATAGTGTATAGTAGCACACATCTCATCTACTGTACAAGCATCATAGACAACATTAATCCTGTCCATTGCTTGCATTCCTTGGTAATACCTAACACATTCATCATAGATTCTCTTATCTACAAGTTTCCCATCTTTACTCATTAATGTGTTGTAATCAGCACTTGTAATCAGACTCAGTTTTCTTACACCGCTAGTTTCATCTACCATCTCCATCTGAAACTTTAAAACTCTAAAATATTGGTCACTGTTATTAGCAATAATATCACTAATCAACTGCTCCATAAATAAAGTTTTACCAGTTCCAGGTCTGGCACCAACCACGGTAATTGTTCTCCATTCAAGACCATCACAGAAAGCATCATTAAATTTAGGCCAGGCACTCTTTAAGGATTTTAATGTACCTTGTCTCCTAGCTCTAATTTTATAGAGTGCTTTTTCTACGGACTGCCTTTCACTAACAGGTAGCAAAGGTCTTGCACCATTAAATAAATTTGACATATGTGGATTTTAAAAATTGATCACACTATGTTGTCCCTAAAATAAGTAGGAACTTCATCTGCACCAGATACTACTAGTTCACAATATGTAGCCAGATCTGACTCAAAGGATTTATCCAAGTTTTGTTTGCGGATAAAATATTGTGAATTTCTCATGTATTCATACCTTTTTAATTCATATTCAGACACGTATTTTTCAGTTGCATTTAAAATTGTTTCCCAGCTATAATCATAAGTTTCAAAAAACCATTTAAAAGCTCCTTCTAGATTTTTAACATTTACTCTAGCAGGTTTGCCAGAGTTAAGTTTTTTATTAGGAAATATTTCTAAGTAGTTTAACATCATTGTTATGTAATCTTCTCCCATAAGTGCACTAACGGTTTTTTTCTTAGTTTTTTTAAAGAAACTGTTGATTTCTTCTGTAAATATAAGACTTTTTGCAGTTAATACCAAATCATCTGTAAGCCAATCACCAGCTTTTAGTCTGCTGATTTCCAACTCTTTATTGACAAATTTGTTTGGTATAACTTTTTCTTTTAGACAATGCAACATGTAATATGTATTAGGCATTAAGTCTTCTTTAATCAGTCTGTTAAATATCTCCACCATCACCAAAGAATTAAGTATTTATAATTTTCAAGCACTACTTTTTGTGTTGTAAAAAATACATCTTTTGAATCCCATTTATTAGATTTATTATAAACAGCAGATGCAGGATGAGGACAAAATAATTTATAACAATTGTCATTAACACTATCTGCCCAAGTACTTGCTTGTTTTCCCATGTAAATATACACCAATCCATTATTATAATTTGATAGATAATCAAAAAGATAATTCAACATTGGTTTCCATATGTCGTAGTGTTTACCAATTTTACCTATTTCAGTTGTAAGAGCTGTATTAAGCATAAGTACACCTTGTCTAGACCATCTGGTTAAATCAGGATTATTACTGACACAATCTCCTTTATAAACACTTCTGTTTACCTCATCTAACATAAATTTTAAACTTGGTTGTAACCTCATTGTTTTGCTACAACTGAAAGCAATACCATCTGCTACATTGATAGTTGGATAAGGATCTTGACCTACTATGACCACTTTAAGATCATCATAAGGACATTCTTTGAATGCTCTGAATACATCTCTTAAAGGAGGAGTAAATCTTCTATCCAATAAACTTTCATTAGCCAGTGACTGTATTATATTTTTAAAATCAGAACTATAAATAAAAGTTCTTAATACTCTGGCCCATCCAGAAGGAACTAAATCTTCAAATAATTTGTCTACAATTTTGTCTAATTCTAGTTTTTCTTTCATAATTTTACAATTGTAATTTAAACTAAGCCAACATGATTAAAGTTAAAGAAATGAAAGATGATGCCATTGTTCAAGTACCTGTAAGTAAAGGTTATTACATAATGGTTAAAAACTTAGCCTATATTCTTTTGAATAAAATGATTCAAGATAAAAAATCTGAAGAATATCTTAAAGAAATAGGTGTTAAAACATATGTTGAACTTGATGATGATCAAAAAGCAATGCAAACTGTAACTTTATTGGTTGCTGAAATTGAAGCTCAAGCAGTAGTTCAGAAACAATTTCAAGATAAAGAAGTATTACAACCAGGAGATGAAGGATTTGAAGCTCCTACTGAAGGTTAACATTCAATTCAACTCCTATTTCAATACAAGCTTGAATAGTTAGCATAAGCTGGTCTTTACATATTCAAATGTAAACCATTCAGGTTTTTTAGCGTGACCATTCAAGTAACTATGAATGGTCACTAAAGACCTTCCTTTACAATCAGCAATCTCATATAGCTCTACAGCTGAATTAGCAACAATTTCATTTGTTGATGTGTTTTTTATCACTTTAGATTGAAAACACGGTTTACCTTTTTTAAGCAAGCTTAGTTTTTTTCTTTGTTCTTCAGTTAAAACAGCACCTTTTCTTGAACTTGGTCTTCCTTTTGCTTTTAAACTAATTTTTAATTTAGTTTCTTTACTAAGTTTTTTACCTGTGTTCCAAGGTAATCTACCTGTCATAGCTTTTGACATTTTTTCACAATGTTCTAAACTATGTTTTTTTCCATATAAGGGATGCTTTTCACCAGAAACAGCTTTACTTATTTTTTTCTTGCTTTCTTCAGAACATATGTAACCACTACTACCTTCACCACCTAAAGTTAAATTAGCTAAAGAACCTGTATTATCACAAATTCTACCTTTTTCTAATATGTATTTCATTTCTAACTCAAAAGCTTCTTTTTCAGATAAATTAGTATTTAAATAAATAATTTCATATAAATTATTGTTTTTTAAAACAATATCATTCCATAATTTATTTCTTTTACATTTAGATTTTGCTCTTTTACCTTTACCTTTACCAATATAAAAAATTTCATTTTTATCTGGTCTTATATGAGCATATATATAATAATTATTCATAAATAAAAAATACCCACTAAGTATATTGGCTTACCCACTGTTGAGTTTCAACTTTGGCAATATAAATAATGGGTT